CGAGCTTATAATAAACAGTTTTTGGTTTGGTTTTGATTACATCTATTTGTGTTATTTTACTATAATTGTAGTAAGCAGCAAAACCAGAAAGTAAAGTAATATCAAATTGTGTTAACTTCTTTAGTCTGCTTAAATTAAGAGTGAAATGCGTTATAGAACTTGTTAAAAATATCTCCATTATATCAGGTTTAGTTAGAAAATAATAAGATATTTCTTTATGTGCTGTTGTTAATAACTGTAAAGCTTTTCCTTTCGCACCTAAAAATTGCTTATCTGAAATATCAAGTTCTTCTTTCATTTTAACTTGTTTAAACTTTACATATAATAACAGTAAAAACAAATACTGGAGATTAACATATTTTAATTTACTGAGGCGTAGTTTATTAACAATTTTGTTTGTTTGGATTAGGCTTGAAAGGTATTCTAACCCAAACTTATCAAAATAAAATCTAACTTTATTATTTTTAATAACAGTACAAAAACAAATCTTTGATTTTTGACTACAAATAGACCAAAAACTAACATCATCTGTAAGTATAATATATTTTTGTTTTTCTTGAACGGCTATAGAATATAAAGAAGATACTTTATTTGTTGTTTCTATATAATAACTTATTATACCAGAGAAAACTTTAAACAGCTCTTTTTCAAAAATTGAAAAATCTTTTGTTGGTTTGGTTAGAAGCACCAGATTTTTTATTTCTACAAGGCGTTTAATGCTCAAAATCGGTTCGAAGATATCATCAACTGCTTGTAGCGCACGAAGCCTGTCGCTCGAGCCAACCAGGTCGGACCATTTTTCGCCAAAAGAGCTACTATATTTTAGTTTGTTAGCTATTAGAGAACAGTAGTAAGTAAAATCTATTACCAGTATACTATTAGTAATATCAACCGTTGATAGTAATCTTTTATTGATTTTTTTATTGTTATCTCCTAATAGGAGTTTATTTTTAGGAGAGCTGGTTATTATCATATATACTTTATTATTTATATTAGCAATAATCGTGCCAAACTTTTTGAACTTTTCATTTCCAGTCTGACCCGCATATCCGATATATATTTACCGAGGCGAATTAAACTTCACACGGAATTATTACTTACCTGATACCAATATATCGGGTCTTTTGCTGGAAATCTCCAGCCTTCATATAAAGGAACGCCAAATGGCAGAAATTAAGAAAACGAATTTTAATCTTTTCAAGGAAATACTCGAAAAGTCAAACCAAAAGTCAGCGAAGACTGGTCCTTATTGGTTTAAACCCTCTCCAGGAGCTACACATACTTTAAGGTTTCTACCTCTAAAGTCAAAGGATTTTGAGCTTCCTGTTGAGATTTACAATCACCATGCTGTCAATTTTCCAGACGGTAGATTTGAAAGTTTCGCTTGTCCCCAAAAGGCTGGCGATGGAAGAAAGTGCCCATTCTGTGAGTTAGCTTCCAACTCCTACAGAAAGTTTACGGCCACCGAAGACCCAGCTTATAAGGAAGCTTTTAAGCAGTTGGTAGTTAAGCAAAATTATTTGTTAGTAGGTTATGAAGTAGATAAGCTCGATACTTCTAACATCACAGAAGAGTCTGTGAAGATCGTTCGTGCCTCGTCTAAAGCTTCTATGGAAGGTATTGTTTCCATTATGAGCAAGGAAAAGGATTTCGTAGATTTTGATAGCGGTAGAAATTGTGAACTCTTGAAGCCAGCCGGTAAGGGAACTATAGTTGCTACTACTTGGCAGTTTCAGGACCCAGAACCTGCTTTTACTGGCAAAAAGGGTAAGGACATTTGGGATAAGCTAATTGAAGTATCTCCCGATTTAACCGCAATCATTACTCCTCCTTCAGAGGAAAAGATGGCTGAACTTGTAGCTCGTTTTACAAGCCAACCAAAGGTAGATGAACCTGTTGTAAGCCCAACGGCTTCTTCTAAACCAAAGAAGCTTTCTTCGCAGGAAGCAGATAGTGAAGAGTTTAGTCCTTCTGATTTGGACACTCTTCGCGCTTCATTGAGAGACGATAACTAATCGGGAAACGGTCTAATTGTGTAAAATAATAGTTGGACCGTGTAATGGAGCCAGTGAGTGTGTTTCGCCTCCTTAAACACTCACTGGCCCATTTTTTTAAAAGGATATAAAATGGCGTATAAAAAGAAAAGTTTAACTGGTCTATCTAAAGAAGAAGAGCAATTAGCTGGAGTTTCTGGTTTAGGTGATTTGGACGGATTTAGAGCAGAACTCCGAAAAGAGTTTGGGGCTGGCACAGCCATTGATGACGATGATAACATTAGTGGTTTTATTAAAACCAATATTGATGCTCTTGATTATCTTTTAGGTGGTGGTCTACCTCAAGGTAAGATGACAGAAGTAGCAGGACGAGAAGGAACTGGCAAATCGAGTTTCGGTATTCACATGCTTGCTAATATTCAAAGACAGGGTGGCTTAGGTGTTATTATTGATACTGAGTCGGGTGGTGTTGGTGATCGTTTTAGGTTGGAGCATTTTGGAGTTGATCCCAAAAAGTCTATCATTACCATTGAAGATGTGGCTGAAAAAGTATTTAGTCAGATTGAAAGAGTAGCCAACCATATCGCTAAGAATAATATCAAAGCTCCATCTATGGTTATTGTCGACTCTGTTGCTGGTTTAATTGCCAAGGCAGAGCTTGAGGCTGATATGGAAACAAATTCATTTGCAACCACAGCCCGTGTAATTTCTAAAGGTATTAAAAGAACAAAGTCTATTTGTCATGAAACAAACCTCGCCGCAATGTTTGTAAATCAGAGTCGCATCAAGATTGGTGGAATGACTAATTCATTCACTGGCCCTGAATATACAACTCCAGGTGGCGATATGTTGAAGTTCATGGCTATTACTCGTTTGTTCTTCACGCGTGGCAAGACCCTTGGTGATACTAAAATGTCTGAAGGTCACATCGTTAATTGCAAGGTTATTAAATGTAAGACTTCTGGAGCAATGAACCGGGTTCTCCCTCTCAGGTTCTATTATGACCAACGAGCTTATAGCAACGCTGGTATCGTTTATGATGTTTTAAATGATGCTAAAGCCTTCCCAGGAACCGGAGCATGGAAAACTATTACCCTGCCAGACGGTACTGAAAAGAAGTTTAACTCTGATAGTACTTTTATTGAGTTATTTAATGCTTCGGAAGAGAATAGACAGCATTTCGTTAATATGATGAAGTCTTGTTTTACCAACCTTGCTCTCAACGACAATTCAGAAACAGATACTCAGCTTCTCACAGAAGATATGGACCCAGGTTTAGGTTTGCTTTAATTAAGTTTATGCTTTATGATCCGCCTTATCCTTTAGAGTACTTAAAAGCACATTATCCTGCTCTATTAAAAGATCCAGTTCATGTGTGGAGAGCTACTACAGGTATAGAGCTAATTCACGAAGAGCCAACAAAAGCTGAGTTAGAAAGAATTTGGGCTAATTGGAATAGAATGTCTTCTCTTCAAAAGAAATTATCTGATGAGCAATCTAAAAAGTTATTTGGTATTACTAACCACGAACATTATTTAATATTATCCAGTAATTAGTATCAATATTAATAGACATAAAAAGGCCCACCTTAAAACAGTGGGTCTTTTTATTTATACTTAGCTAATCATTGCCCGGTATAGTTTATCCAATTTTGCATAGTAAGCATCTCTTTTACTATTAAATGCATTTATTCCTTCATGACTGTTAACATCACTAAAAGAGCCGGTATATGGAAATGCGTCTTTAATGTGCTCAAATCTACCACCGCGTTTAATCAATGCGGCCATTTTCTGAATTTCGTCAAGAGAGAATAATTTTTCTGTTGCATTAATTGTATCTTGAATGGTTTCTTCTGAGACAGTTATCTTACTAGTATATAATCGTTCATCAAATGGGTCGAAGGACATAATAAATCTTTCACAATATAATTTAATTTATATATTTAAGCTGCTTGTTTTTAAATATCTTTCGATGTATTATTTAGAGACAATAGATAAATGATACTATTTGATGAGAATAATTCCGAACATAGAGAATCTGAACTTGATGAAATATTAGAAAGCTTTTCTTTTGAGGACCAACGAACAGAAGTTGAAAAAAGAAAAGATAAAAAATATGAGTATCGTGAGATAACTTATAATAAACAAGATGTGTCTGATGTAGAGAAAAAGGCTATGGGTGAGATGATACTTATAGAACCAGATCTTAATAAGTATTCAGAGGTTTTTATAACAAGAGCTACTGCATATTATCCAGAACTTCTTGAAGGTTTTGAATTAAAAAAGAAACGCGGAAAGAAATCAAATATTTACTTTATTGAAGCTGTTGGAAGGCATTTATGGGAAAAATGGAATGCTAATAAAACTCCAGAAAATCAAAACGATTTTGTGGCATATCTTTACACGATTATTGATGGTGTTATATTTAAGTATGGTCGTCATAAGCATGGGATATCTTACGGTGAGATATTTCAAGGTGCTGTTATCAAGCTCATCCAAGCCATGGATAAGTTTGACCCTCAAAGAGTAGTCGGCCACGACGAAAAAAATCGTCCTATATATGCCAGGGTATACACATATTTTACAATGATACTTAACTATGGCATAACAACTATAACAATGGCCCACGGCTATGATAAGATACATAATATGTCTTATGATGCCATGGGTCGTGCTGTTGAAGGAGATAAACAATTTGTAAGTGATGCTGCTATGGTATTTCAGGAGTTTTTAATCTTTTTGAATGCTTTTAAGGATTATGAAGACTTAACAGAAATAGATAGAAAGATATTATATAAATTGTATAGTATTTTAGAAAACGGCGAAGATTTACATAAGATAGCTAATAATTTAATATATACATTACAAACAGAATGTCAAGTAAAATCAAAAGAAGTTTTAGCTACTATGATAAAAATGAGAGAGGCTTTTGGGCCTCTCAATATATTTTCATCTAAATTATTATTAACGCAAAATGATTTTGAACAAGATAATTAAATGTACAGTAAGCCTTGTAGTGGTTGTGCTGTTATTAAAAACGTGAGTTTTTCAACTCATAATACATGTATAATAGAGGGCTTTCGGGCCCTTTATTATTTATTAAGAAATAAGTTATAATAAGAGCCTTTACATGAACCAATTAAATAAACGCGAAAATATGAATCCAATAGTCCAAAAAATTGATGGACTTGTAATGGATGAGTCTGAAAAGCTTATAAAAGAATTAGATGATGTAGCAGAACTTTATTCGGGACTAATAGATATTCAACGAGATAGAATGATACAATCAACAGATGCTTCATTTCCTATCAGTTTAGCAAAACTCGGTGAATTACAATTACAAGCATTAAAACAAAAAAATGATATATTAAAGAACTTAACTTCATATAAGACAACAGAAGCTGCTGGAAACAAAAGAGGTGGAGATTTAAGTATTTCTGACCTTTTAAACTCCGCAGCTCTTGGTGCTGGAGTTGGGGCTAAATTAAACATGTCTGGACAACAACCAAGCCAGCCAAAACTTCTCACAGAAGATGGTGAAGTAGATATAATAGATGTTCAAGTTGAAAATACAGGTTCTAAAACCGTATCACCAGAAACAGCAGCAGATATATTAATGAAAGATTTTAAATAATGGCTAAAACCAAGTCTTTACAAGCCAAAAAGTTTATGAATAAACCGGATGACTTAACTCATAGATATTATGAGCCAGAAAGACTTGTTGCTAAATTACAAAAAGAAGGAAAGTCATCTGATGAAATACGTGAAACTCTTATTCAGTATGTTAAGGAAGAGCGTCAAAAGTGTTTTGATGACCCTGTATATTTTGCTAATAATTACGGGTTTATTATCGGCCATGGTGCTGCTGGTATTATTCCTTTCAATACAGCCCCTTATCAGGAGAGTATTCTCAAAGGTGTTCGAAATGATAAATACTCAATAGCGGTTAAATCTCGTCAGTTAGGCGTATCTACTATTGTAATGTTTTATTGTCTATGGTATTCTATATTCTCACAAGGTAAGAAAACTCTAATTGTGGCCCACAAAAGAGAGTCCGCAGAAGAGTTTATTGCTAAATTAAAGACTGCGTATGAGTTTTTACCTGAGTGGCTAAAACCGGCAACAACTCTTTATAGTAAGAGTACAGTAGAGTTTGATACTAAATCTATCATTAAAGCCATAACTTCAAACCCACACGCCGCCAGATCGTTTTCTGCTACATTATTTGTTCTTGACGAGGCCGCCTTCATTGAAAACTGCGATGAGGTGGTAAAAGCTATTTTACCAACAGTAGCTGCCGCAGATGCTAAACTTATAGCTATCTCTTCACCAAACGGCAATTCAGATTTAAACTGGTTTTATAAAACTTATACATACGCTGCCGCAAAAATGAATACGTGGACTGATTACAACTTGCCCTATACAGTATCTCCAGTATTCACAAAAGACCCTCATTTCAGGGAACATCAAATCCAAATTGATAACGGTAATATAGATAAGTTTGAACAGGAATATGAGTGTAGATTTGATATCAATTTAGCGTCTTTATTTAATAATAATGTATTAAAAGCTTTTAAAGTGAATGAAAACATATTAAATAAACAACTTGGTGGAATAACATATGAAGATACTTTATTTATATGGAAACTTGCTGAAACTGGTAAGAGATATATAATAGGTGTTGACTGTTCTTCTAATAAATCTTCAGCAAAGGATTATACAGCATTTCAAGTTATAGATGTTGAAACACAAGAACAAATGGCTGAATATATGGGTAAATTACCAACAGAATTGTTTGTTGATATTTTATTAAAAACAGCAAAGCATTATAATACTGCTGAGCTTGTTATAGAAGAAAATTCATATTCCCAGTTAGTTATATTCTTACTCGAACAAAAAAACTATAAAAACTTATGGATGGCTGATAATAAACAAACTCCGGGATTTAATACCAATAGAAGCAGTAGAGTGCTACTACTTGAAAAATTGATTTTATTTTATAATAATCTACACGGTATTTCTAAACTCAAAAGCGCAAGATTAAAAGTTCAAATGGAAAACTTCTCTGCTGGACAAGCTTACGCAGATGGTAGTAGAAAAATGGAAGCATCTACTGGTAATGATGACCTTATATTAGCTCTTGCTTTAGCTGTAGTTACGCTTATTCCAAAAGAATACTTTCATAGACCAGAAATAGACCAAAATGCTTCTCTCATGGCCAGCACTGAAATGATGACAAGAACTGGAGAATACTCTGACGAATATTTAGAACATTTTTCTATTTTGATGGGCATATCTAAAACTTCATTAGAGTCGAGATTAAAGCTTTATCATGAAATAAAATCTGGTGTTTATGAGGGTTCTGGATTAGAAGATATAAACTTTGTTCATCCTGTAGAAGAATGGGAAAGAACACAAGCAGCTGCCGATTTTCTTGGTATGAAAAATACACAAATACTATCTGATTTGGAGTTTACTAATTTTAAGAATACTACACTGCCTTTCGGTGAGCAGTATGATTTAGGAGACCCTTTTTCAGATGATTTAGAAGGTATACAAAGAGCACACAGAAACTTTTTATATGGCTCAAAAGCTAAAAGAAACAGTAGTTTTTGGTAATATGATACACGATATGAAAGTATAGGATAATTTAAATGGCAGAAGAAAAACAAAAAAAGAGTATAATGACAGCAATTGCTTCCTTATTTACAAGAAGCAGGCCAGAAGAGTTCTCTACAAGATTAGGCGTTGAACAGGCTTTACAGGCTATAAATAGTAAAAATGCTACTACTGCCGCTATCGAACCCACTGTTATTTCTAAAAAAGGAATGGGAGTTGGCGTATATGTTGATAGAACAGATGGTCCAGTATTTCATAGATATTTAGATAGAGAAAATCTACGGCATGCGAGATATTCTATATATGATAGAATGGATACGGATTTAGTGGCATCTGCGTTAGATGTATATGCTAACGAAGCTACACAAAAAGGTAGTGGACAAGAAGTAATTACAGTATCAAGTTCTTCTAAATATATTCAAGATGAATTAATGGATATGTTAGAAACAACCGGATTGAATAATTGGAAATCCTGGTCTGTCATAAGAGATATGTGTAAATATGGTGATAGGTTTGAATCCATAAAGCTTGATGCTCGTAAAGGTGTGATTGATTTAATGCAATTAGATCCTCGCGGAGTCTATCGTTTAGATGTTGATGGAGAACTCCAAGGCTATGTTCAGGATATGGAAATTGTTAGACAGAACTCTCTTGATGCCAGTTCACAGTATTCTACACAAAGTCCCTTCATTGACTTAACTACTCTATCTCTTCCTTATATGACAAGGAAGATGAAAACTTCTACAGAAACAGATAAAGACAATCTTATTCCTTTCCTTAAATATGAAATGCTTCATTTTAAGCGCCGTGGAAACGGAATGTTTGAGCCTTATGGTGTATCAAGTTTAGAAGCGGCAGTAGATGTTTGGAAAAAAGTTGACTTACTTTTAGATAGTATCATTATATATAGGTTAAATCGAGGTCCCGCCAGATTAGTATTTTATGTTGATGTTGGTAATAATCAAGGTGCTGATATAGAAGCTCTTGTTAAACGTCAGATTAACTCCATCAATAAGAGAGAGTATTATGACCCAACTGGTAAGTTAAATGAACGTTATCAGTTATTAGATATGAATGCTAATATCTTTATTCCTGTATCTAAAACAGCACAAAGCTCTAAAGTAGATATGCTTCAACCTGCCCAAAATCTTGGCGATATTGAAGATTTAATGTATCTAAATAATCGACTTTTCTCGGCTCTTAAAGTTCCAAAAGCTTTCTTGGGCTTTGAAGGTGATGTAAACTCAAAAGGAACTTTATCTCAACAAAATGTTACGTTTGGAAAAGCATTAGCCAATATCCAAGAAGATTTCTTATCTGTTATAAAAGAGCTTTGTGTAATTCATTTAGCTATTAAAGGCATAACAGATGTTTCTGAACTAAAGTCTTTTAGTCTTGTAATGACAAGACCGTCATATATTGAAGAAAAAGCTCGTATAGAACTTGACACAGCTGCTGTTGGATTAGCACAAGCATATTTAAGTCAAGGTATTAATCGTGAATGGGTATTAAAGAACGTATTAAAGAAAAACGATGCGGATATTCAAGCTATGTTAAAATTAGACCCAGCCGCAGCCGCAGCAGCTCAAGCTGGTGGAATGGGTGGAGGAATGCCTATGGGTGGCGGTATGCCAGGATTAGATACTATTTCTCCTGGTATGGAAGGTATGCCAGGAGAAGGCGTAGAAGCTCCACTACCAACATTAAATCCTGCTAATATACCAGCAGGAACTCCGCAAGGTCCAGGAGCACAGGTTCCAGCAGCACAGCCCTCTCCTTTAGTACAACAATATGAGTATAACAGTGAAAACACTCCTCTATATGAAGGTGCTTCTATTGAAACAAGAGTTAAAGTACGTTCACCAAGAGTTCTTGTAACTGAAATTCGTGATTTAATCAAAAAGCAAGAAGAGGAAGAAAAGAAGAAAAATGAAATCCTTACAGAGACAATAAAAGAGGATGAGGTATTAGACCCTCTTTTAAGTGATGAATTTCAAGCTAACATTAACCGCTTAATTGATTAAACTCTTTAACAATTAAATTATTGAACAGTCTTTTATAAAACATTAACTTAGGGTTAAAAAATGAAACTACAAACTTTTATAGACATACTTCGTGGTGGTAATTTAGCTTTGGGGAGTAAATTATCTAATTTACTAACCGAAGACTGCACGATTTTAGAATACACTAATGACTCCGTTCTCTTTACAAAAGGGCACAGGCTGGTTTTAGCCAAGTTTAAAAACCCTCTTACAGAGTCAAGAATGACTTCATCTCATGTTTTAAATAATGAAGTTATAGAGATTTCAAAGAATGACTTAACAGAATCTATGAAAAATATGCTTAACAAAGTAGTTGAGTGTGTTATTTCAGAAAATCTTGTAGATGCTCAAGAAAATCTTGACGAGTTCTGTGAAACTTTTTATCAAATGTCTATTTTAAAAAATAGATATCCTGATATGTTTACAGAAGAGTTAATAAAGAAATCAGAAGGCAGAGCAATTAGAATGGAAGCCAGAAAGCATATTCCTGCTTTTAAAGCTGAAATCTTTAATGCTACTGTAATTTCTGAAGGTACTGAAGAAGATAAAGAATTAGCCACTACTAATTTAATGGCTATTGTTGAGTCTGATTTAGGTAAAGTATTGAATTTAGGAAAAGAAAAAGTAAAAGCAATCGTTACAGACGCTCTATTAGGAAATACCTTTTTAGCCGAATCTGTTACTAATAATCTTTATGAGATATTAGAGTGGAATATGGAAGATGGTAGTCATAGAGAAAACAGATACGATGCTGGCGCTGGTAAGTTTAGTGATGAAGAACAGTCTGATTTAGACCGTGAAGAAGAGGAAATCCCTTCTGTTCCTACAGAAAAAGAGGACATAAATGCTGAAGATGAGAGCAAAGAATTTGCCCCATTTAATCCAGCTATGTTCTCTGAAGAAGATATTAAGCAATTACACAAAACCACATTAAAATCTATTTTATTAGCAATGCAAGACTTTATTCATGATAAGGCTGCTGATTCTGCTGATGAACAAGTAGACCCAGATTTAGCTGACCAGATTAATGCTGATTTATTAGCATTAGAAGATGGCGAAGAGCTTGGTGATGATAGGCTTGCTGAAATAGAAGCTCGTTGGAATCCAATGATTTCTTATTTCCTTGACAGTTCTTATCATACCCCTGCTGACGAATTAATGGGTGAAGAGGAACAGCCTTTAGAAGACCAATTACCACCAGAAGGTGAACAAAGTTCTACCCCAGTAGAAAATGTTGAACAGGGTTCAGCAAACGCAAGCGCACCACAAGCTCCTCCAGCTGCTTCGGCTCCTTCACAGGCTCCAGGACAGCTACCAGTAGCATAAGGATTAATAATGAGTAATTTAGAGTTCATGAAAGATGACTGCGGTACAACCCGTGGTTTTGAGGTTCTTGAAGAAGCCCTTACTCCAAACTCTTCTTGGAAAAGTTTAAAAATCCGTGGCATTTTTCAAAGAGCTGATGCTAAAAATCATAATGGTAGAGTATATCCTTATGATGTATTAGTTCGTGCTTTAGGGGAAGCTAAAGATAGTTTAGATTCAAAAAACATGTTTGGTGAATTAGACCACCCAGCTGATGGTAATCCTACAGTATCGTTAAAGAATGTAAGTCACGTTATTACGACATTAAACTTCTCTGGTAAAGATTTACTCGGAGAAGCAATAGTATTTGATGACCCAGGTCCAGCAGGAACACCTTCTGGTAGATTACTTGGTGCTTTAATTAGAAATAATTGTACGGTTGGTATTTCAAGCCGTGGGTTAGGTGCTTTATCTAAAGGATATAGTACTGGTGATGTAGTAAATGAATATAAGCTAATAACGTTTGATTGTGTTCACGATCCAAGCACACAACAAGCTTATGTTCATGCTGTAAATGAAGCAAAGAAATACGGTCGTTCTATACATCAAGCCTTAGAAGATGAAAGAATTACAGAACAATTTAAAGAACATATTAGAGAAATTTTAAGAAATAAGTAATACAATTAACTTGTAGGTGATAAACATGGCAATTAAAATAAAAGAAATTAATGAATTATTAGAAACCCCTGAAATTAAAGAGGTTTTAGAATCTGCTATTCAAGAGCAGTGCAAGGAGCGTCAAGATGCTCTCGATAAAAAGCTGCAAGAACTTGAAGAAGCTAAAAAAGCTGGCGAAAAAGAACTATTCATCAAAAAGCAAATGCTTTTAAGCAAGGCTAATTTATACGAAGCTAAATTAAAAGATGTTTATGAAGCCAAGTTTAAGGAACTTTCAAAGAAAGTTGCTACAGATGTATTCAATTTTATTAACGAGTCTGTTAGTAAGGTTACTAAAGCTGTAACAGAAGATGCTACTCCAGACAGCAAGATTGAAAAGATGCAAGAAGCTTTTTCTAATGCTGTTCGTTCACTTTCTCCTTTTTTCAACATTAATGAATTAGTAGAAGCTAATACTGAAAGTGTTGAAAAGTACAAGAGCTTATTAAACGCTGAAAAGCTTGAAAATGCTAAACTTCGTAGCAAGGTACTTTCTGATGAATTAGAGGCTTTAGTTGTTAAAGAATGTGCTGGCTATCCATTAGAAAAGAAAACAGTAATTGTTGCTGCTTTAAAAGAAGCAAAACCAAATACGTTAGTAGAAGCAAAAGATGCTATTGAAAGCATTAAGGCTTCAATTAGAGAAGAAGCTAAACCAGCCGAACCTGTAACAGAAGCTGTTGTAGCTCCTGCTCCAGTTGCTGAAACTCCCACAAAACCAACTAAAGATATGAAGTCTTCTTTAGTAGCTTTAGCAGAGGATGTAAAAAAGAGAGAAGCCGCAAAAATAGCTTCTACCTCTGCCCCAAAGGGAATGCTCGAACCCCTTGATATTTTTTAAATAAACCCAACAAACGACTTAATAAAAACTATAATTAAGTATTAACGTAAGAAACAATTGTAATAAAAAACAAAACCGAATTTAAGGGAGAAAGACCTAAATGTTAAATCAAGAACCTCTATTAGAATCAAAGGTTAAATCTATTCTCAAGCGAGATGAAGAAGTAGCCAAGTCCCGTGGTCGTGCCCCATACTGGGCAGGCATCATGGAACACCTTCAGGGCATCAAGGATGAAGATACTCGTAATACAGTATTTATGCACACCGTACAGTCTATGAAGTATGCTTTAAGTTTATCTGAAGCCACTACAACCGCTGCAACCACTCCTGGTGGTTACAACAAGGCCATGTTACCAACAATTATTCGTCGTGTTCTACCCCAGGTAGTTGCTACGAAGTTCGTTGCTACTCGTCAGTTGGATGTTCCTACACAGATAATCCAAACCTTCCGTTTAAACCGCAAAAATGCCAAGGATGGTGTTGGTGCTGGTACAGAATGGGCTGATCCCAGCCAGCTTCAACGTTACACTCCTGTAACATCTGCTACTGGTCAAGTAATTGGTCAGAACATTTGGCAGGGTAATAAGTTTGCATTAGACCCTAACTATTCTGCTCAATCAGTAGTTGGTGAAGTAATGTCTGCTTCTGGTGTAACTGGCTCTAATGGTCAAACACTTGCTTATGGTCCTTTACTTCCTGGCTCTGCCCAGATTATGTTAGTTCCTGACAACGATCCTCGTTCTGCTGTAGTTTATGCTTACGATAATGGTGCTGGTCTTTTCGTCAGCTCTTCAACTGGTTTAGTATTATCTGGTGTTACTATTGCTAACTATGGTGTATTAAATGGCACCGCTCCTATGGTCAATTTAGCTGCTCTTCCAGTTCCTCAGCAATCTGATGTTTCTGGTGAACCTGCTGATACTTTCCACTGGGAAATGAATTACTCCTTCTCTCTTGAGCGTAATAAGACTGCTTTAAGTGAAATCAGCTTCGCTATGGATACTATTCAGGTTAACGCCAAAGCTCGTAAGAACTTTGCTCAGATTTCTGCTGAAGCTATCCAGGATTTAGAAGCTTACACTGATGGCAAGATTGATGCCCTCAAGGAATTAGTAACTGCTATGACTGAAACAATGGCCCTTGAAATCGACCAGGAATTAACTTTAGCCATGATGCAGACCGCCTACGCTACTACCACATGGAATGCTTTATATCCAACTGGTCAGTTCCGTGGTACGCAAGCTGAATACAACCAGACATTAGTTCACAAGATGAACTTCGTTTCTAACGATATGTCTGTAAATTATCTACGTGGTGATGATTTCTTCGCTATCTGCCACCCACACCTCTTCAATATTCTACAAAACACCAATAATTTCCATATGAGCGACCTAAATCATCTTCACCAGGGCGACTTTAATGTAAATGCTGAAAAGATGGGTACAATTGACAGTTATACAATTGCCAAGAATGCTTATCATCCTCAGTCTGATAAGATGTTAATGGGTTATACTTCTAAGGATTTAGCCAAGGCTCCTTATGCTTACTTCCCCTATGTAACTTACTTAACTCCTCCACAAGCTGACGTTTTAAGTGGTGACATGTTCTCCACAATCGTTGGTCTACAACAGAGATATGACCACAAGGTCCTACTTGATGGTAAGTATGGTCTTGCTAATCTCCAAGTACTTAACATGTACCAGAGCTAATAATTGGTATAACAATATAAGAAAAGAGGGTTCTTTTGAGCCCTCTTTTTTTGTATAAAAATATCAATTAACTTGTGTGTATAAAATGTATTACAGCTGACAGGGAAACTTATAATAAAGCAGTAATTAAATAGTAGAGAAATTGAACTCCACAAACGAAACAAGCAAGTAAAACACTTTAAAGTATTGAAAAGGAATGAGTTATGAGTGAGAAGTTGATGGGTTGGACCAACAATTTAGCAGAACCAAAGCGAACTAATAGATTTGAGTTATTATTAACTGATTCTCTTCGCCTAACCTGCCATTCTGTTAGTATACCAAATATTGAAGTAGAAAAAGTAGAAGTCCATAGAATGCACGAAAAGTTCTATGTTGCTGGTTCAAAAGTAACATACGGCGAAGTAAAATTAGAGTTTTATGATTTCGTAGATAATGCTGCTTCAAAATCTCTACAAGCATGGTATACTACAATTTATAGTCAAGCTACCTCTCTTATGGGATATCCACAAAATTATAAACAAGATTTACAACTTTTAGTATATGGTCCTGATCATTCTATTGTTGAATCTTGGTTATTAGTTGGTTCATGGCCCGTAAGTTTAGCCTTTGGACAGATGGATTGGAAAGACGGTGCTGGCGTAAGAAATGTTTCGGTGGACTTACGCGTTGACCAAGCTGTATTAACATTAAGCTAATAAAATATTTTTAAGGATTAACAGCAATGACAACATTTATTTCCCCTGGCGTATATACACTGGAGCAGGATTTGTCACAGTATGTTTCCAATCTGTCTTCTACCATTGTAGCTATGGTAGGAACTTCAGATATGGGACCAACTGAAACACCCACTCTTGTAACTTCCGCTTCTCAATATGTAAGTTTATTTGGACAGCCAAACCCTAATCATTATTTAGGATATGCGGCTCTTTCGTACTTGGAACAAGGAAATCAGTTATATGTAACACGTGTAGCACCATCTGATGCTTCTGTTGCCAAACTAACTGTTCCACTACCCGCCAGTTATACACCATACTCTGGTAATTGGACCTTATCTTCAAATACAGCAACAACTGCTACTTTTACGGTAAGCAATTCTACGGGCGCTACTGGAGCTAACCAATTAGTAGTATTACCAACAACTCCTCCAGTAACATTATCTGGTTTTGATTTTACGGATACCACAAATGTAGCTGCTATAAATGGTAAGGTAGGTTCAGATTTATCAAGCTTTATTTCTTCTGGCCTTGTTAATAGCTATGTTGTAGGTCGTTCTTTTACAGTAAACACCGGTTATGGTAAGGGAAGCTCTGTTCCAGTAACTAATTTAGCTGTAGATGATTTAGCAGATTTGTATTTAACTGTAGATGCTACTAAATTCAATAGCTTCAACTCTCCAATATTAGCAACTGCTACTGGCTCATTCCTCTGTACCACAAAGGCTGTTTCCGGTGCTATCGCTGCTGAAACTGTTGTTATTGGTAGTACCTCTAACGGAACTACTACTGGAACACTTTCACTGGTTCTTACTACTACCGGAACTCCTAATGCTACCCCAACTTTAACTAATATAAATAGTTATGTTAGCGTAGCCAGTCCAAACGTTACTATTACAATCCCAATGTTCTATACCGGAACAGGTGGAACTGGAACTATTACAGCCGCTAATGCCGCAAATAATGCACTTTCAATTTCCGCAGTATTAAACGGTATAATTTCTGCCTTTGCTGGTGGTTCAAGTTCTTTAACTGGAAATCTTGCTACTGCTTATCCACTTTGCGCTGCCACATTTGATGGAGTAACTGGTTTAGGTTATATTAATCCTGTTACTGGAGCTTCTGCTGGCTTATCTTCTGCTACAGTGCAATCTGATGGATTAACAATTGTATTAGCTGGTATTACATTAGGTGCTTCTTCTACTTTCTCTTATGGAACTAACGCAGGTCCATTTGTATCTACTACAAACATGCAGATTACTGGAACGTTCTCTTTAAATCTTTCCAGACCTACTTGGGTAATGAATGCTGCTGGCTCTTCTTTTGTCCCAACATTTTTAAAGTTCTCTTCTCTTGGTGAAGCTGATTTCTCTAATGTAGCTATTACTGTAGATTTAAACTTAAATAATGTAGACGCAAGTGATGAACAACAATATGTTGTTTCTTTATATACCAGAGGTACTGGATTATCCATTTCTCCCTCCAGTGTATATCAGAGCGATTTTGTTCTAACAGAACAATATACTGGAACACCAGATGTTTTACAGTCTACTATCAATTCAAGCTCTGCCTATGTTAGTTTAAAAATAGACTATGCTACTGTAGATACTTTAAATTATACAAGCGGCGTTATTACAAATGGCACACCTTCCGATAATTTAACTCCTTCTTTTGGTCTATTTACTGACGCAAGCGGATTAGGTGTTATTACGGGAGCAGTAAATACTACTTCTTCTAACATAGCATATCCTTCTTATGCTGCTTTCCTTGAAAACGGCTCTACTGGAACTATTGTAGATAATTATACTATTATTGGTGATGCTGCTGATAAGACTGGCATTTATAGCGTTTCTGACCCAGAAGCAATTGATATTAATTTATTAGTTGTTCCAGGTTGGTCTGCCGACCCTGCTGTTGCTGCTGCTATGATTAGTCTTTGCCAAAATCGTAGTGACTGTATGTGTATTCTTGATACTCCTTATGGTTTAAGTGTCCAAGAAGCTATTAACTATAGAAATAATGTGTTAGTTTCTGGTAGTAATTATGCTGCTGTATATTACCCTTGGGTTCAGGTTGTTGATTCTGTAAACAAGGTTAACCTCTTTGTTCCTCCCAGCGGTATGGTATCTGCTCAATACGCATATAACGACTCTGTTGGTGCCGTATATACTGCTCCAGCTGGCCGTAATCGCGGTAATTTATTAAATGCTACAGCTGTAGAACGTATTTTAAACCAGGGCGATAGAGATGCTCTAACTCTTGCTCAAATTAACCCAATTTATTCAGAAGCTGGTTATGGTATTTATATTCGCGGTCAAATGACCCTTCAAAGAGCTACAACTGCTCTTAATCGTGTAAATGTTCGTAGACTTTTACTTTATCTTCGTAAGGTTATTTCTACTGCTTCTAAATATTTCGAATTTGAACCAGGGGATTCCGTTACTGCTCTTCGTTTGAAGCAGCTTGCCGAATCTACTCTTCAGGCTCAACAGAATTTAGGAGCCATTAGAAACTTTACAGTAGATGTAGGTTCTGATGTTAATACGTCTCAAGTATTAGAAAACAATGAACTTGTAATGTCTATCTCTATTGTTCCAACAAAGACAGCAGAAATAATTGTAGAAGTTTTCAATATTCTTCCACAAGGACAGGGTATTACAATTAATAATGCTTAATAATTAATAAATAAATGTAGAGCAGCCTCTATTAATTTAGAGGCTGTTTTATTTTCCAAATTAAGTTAGACGGGAATACTTATGGCAGATACAAGTACTATGCAGCAAGCTATTATGGGTGCGAATACGCCTGGACAGAGTTCTATTACTCAAACTGGATTTTTACAGTCTCCCAATGTTTTATTCCAGGCAATGAACCAACAATCATTGACTAATCTTAAATCCCTATCAGCCGGCTCTGTTGGTACGTATTTACAAAGTAAAAATATAGTTAATGGTAATATGGCATCAATTATAAATGCTTCTCTTGATTATGTTTTAGGTGGAAATAGTCAAGGATTACCAGCAATATCTGGTAATGTAAAATATAGTAGTTCTAAAAGAACTTTTATTCCTATCATATTAAAAACAGATTTTTTATTTAATTTAAACCCAAAATCTACAGCAGGAACTAACAACCAGCCTGTCCCATTATATATAGTTTTTGATAGTACGCCAGAAGATATAACGCTTCAAAAAACAGCTAATTGGAATGCTGTTAACTTTTTAGGCAGGCCAGAACCGGTTTGGACATATCAAAATAGTAGTCCTATAACTTTCGCTTTAACTGGAAAGTTTTATGCCGAATCTGTTCAAGCACATGGAAAGCTATTAAAACTTTCTGATTATATAATGTCTTTGGCTACACCTTCAGAAAATAATTATATGCCATCTCCAGTTACGGTTTTTATAGGAACTTGGAAAGTATTACATTGTATAGTAAATAATGTTAGTATAAAATATTCTGGACCATGGTCTTTACAGGTTAATCAAGATGATGTGAATAGAGCTTCAAGCACAGCTGAAAAAAATGTTATTAATAATGCTATAATAGACCAAAACAATTCTAATATACCAACGCATGCTCCATATTTGTTTGAAGCTACTTTTAACTTTACTGTTGTAAGTCCTGGTAATAATGTTCAATATGCCGAACAAGTTGTGTCTAATAATGGCGGTGTTAATAATGGACAAGAGCTATCAAAAGATGACATGAATAGTCCAGTACTTCAAAGCATGTTAACTTTTAACTTAAATGAAATTGATACTGATGTAAATACAGGATTATATCAAAATACGGCTTTTACAGCATATACATTTGAGGGAGGCCAGTTAAATACATATACAGACTCCTCTTTATCTTATACTACTGCTGCCCAAAACTTAAATATATACGATAATGCTAATTCAGTTAAGAGACTATCAGACCAGGGAGTTATAACAAATGCTATAAGCTCTCAAATGTTGAGCTTGTTTCAAAAAGCTAATCCGTCTTCTACTCAAACTCCACAAACAACTACCTCATTAAATCCATTTAAGAAGTTATTTTAATTATGGCAGTAGATAATACTAATCTTTTAATAGATATACAAGATATTCAAAAATTAGTAAATAATACTAATTCCTCTACTTCAAGTAAGAGAGATAATACTATAAATGCTGTTATAAAATTATTAACAGATTTATTAGATGAGGCGTCTGTTAAAACTATAAAAAATCAAATTTCTGATAATGGTTCTTCATCTTTAAATATAAATGGTATAGGAGACTCCGGTAAAGGTAATAATAAATACTTTCCTTCTTATAACGCAAGAACCCCTATTGCGGAAATATCATTAAATGGTACGCAGATTTATCCTAAAAAAATAGATTTAGACACTGGAAAATATATAAACTCTAAAATGAACTTTCAAAATCTAAATCTAAAGTTTCCATTGGGCGGTGTCGAAAAATCAATTACTGGTTCTATTCAATTATTTACAAAAGACCCAAAAGAGATATTAATACCATTAGATATATACGCAAAGCAGGGTGGAACTAAAGAAGCTACAGATAAAGCTGCATTTGGAACTGGCGGTTTACCAACACTTACATTAAAGTTTGGATGGGCCTTTTCTTCTACTACATCTTCTAATACTGTACAAGCCCTTTCTCCTTCTTTAACTTTTGTAATTACGCATATAGATATGACTGATCCTGGAACACAGGGAACAACATTTACTTTATCTCTACAAGAAACTGGAACTTTAGTTCTTGAAAACAGTTCTAATGATATTATTATATTACCAGATTATCCACAAGAACAATTAAGAACATTATTAGAGGGTCTATTACATGTAAGATTGTTTACATTAGATGATTTATTATATTTTGGTATTCCTGGAGGAAATAATCCAAATACTAACAGTAATTCTACAACAGGTGGTTTTTCTTCTAAAAAACAAGTAATACAAAATAGTACGCAATCTAATCTTAATGTAGGCGGATTAAGCTCTATAAATAATATATCTTCATATGCTGAACAATTAAGAACATTAGCTATACAAAAGTTTGGTATGGCTACAAGTGGTTATACAAGTTATTATAATACAACTGATTTAGAAAGATATTTAGCAACAAAACCTGGTGGTATGTTAGCTGTATATCAACTAAAACAAAATCTATCTCTACAGCAACCAACTGCCCCAGGAACTTCTGTATCTGGAACTGAAAATACATCGGCAGCTGGTAATTCTAATAATCAAATAGTTAGTTCAATGTCTTCTGGCGTTGTTCCAGATACACAACAAGGACAACAATCTGCTGCTATTACGACTGGAACTCTTACAAAAACTTTCTTTGCTACACAACCTTCTGCGGCTGTTGGTATAAACGGTAGAAACTTTTTTACTGTTGCTAATGAACTTGCGGCACAGTGTAGATGTAGATGGTATCCACACGAAAACAGTGTATCCGCAAATCAAAGTGATAATGATAGTATAACTACAACAAAACTTAATGCTTTAGCATCAGATTTAAAAACTATACAAAATATGCCAGCAAGTATTAGCACTATTTCAGATGATTTGCTTAAAAGTATTAAAACTAATACTGGTACAAAAGATACCTCTTTAACCAGGGAACAGGCACAAACTTTAATAACTGCTCAATTAAAGCAAGATATAGCTAAACTATCTACTAAATGTTCTTTACAATGGATACCAAATATACCTGCTGATTGGAAAACTACTGGAAGCGATATAAACTCTACAGGATTAGACCCTAATGGTAAATCTATACCTTATGATGTAGGTGCCTTCTTCCTATTACCTGATATTTTAAATGATTATACTATTTTCTTATCTGATTTACCTGTTCAATACGGGCCCGGTGCTTCTTCTATGCCATATTTATATGGGTCTGGCCAAAACGTATTTCAAGTTGCTACACAAGGAAATACTCCACAGATGTTTGGAGAAGTCATAGCATTGTCCGTAAGTCATAGCGATTTGATAGCAGCATTAACGCAAGCAGCAAATGAAAAAATGGCTTATGCTGTTCAAGGAAAATGGTTTGGCCAAATAGAACCAGCAATTGCTTATCAAAATCAAAATACAAATAGTTTATTTAGACCAGATAGTAGCGAAGATACTACAAAATCTGAAGCTGCGGCTGCTAAACAATTACAAAAAAGTAGAGCTGTTCAAGGAGATATACGAAGTTCGTTTAAAGGTTCTGTTGGAACAGGTAAAGTAGGAAAACTTGCCATTTTTGACGGCGATGATATGTCGGGACAAAACAGAAGTTTATCATGTTCTGATATTCCTGTAGATACAACTACAGGACCGGCTCAAAGTGCTTCATATATGATACAATCAAGAGTAGCAACTTTTTTAAGATGGCCTACAACAGCAAAAATAACTATTTTAGGGGACCCTAATTTAATAAGATTGGGCCCAGGATGTTTTGAATTATTATCATATTATCCTGTTGAACATGTAAATCCAATTACTGGTGTAATAACAACTACGCAAGAATTAAACGCCCTAACGTCTGGTTTATATTTTGTTAATCATATTGAGCATTCAATAAGCGGAGACAATTTTATTACCGTGTTAGATGGTCAAAAAGTAATTGACCCATCTTTTGTTCCATCATCTTTGACTAATCAAATGACAAACATATTACATGACCAACAAAATACAAAACAAAGTATTTCTAATACAGTTAATGGAGCTATTAATCTTGGTACAGCCTTCTCCGGTTCTTCTCCAATATCTCCGTATGGTGTAAATCAAGTGTCAGAAATAGATTTAAATAGTTCAGATTTTACTACAGGAACTTTTGCTACTGATTTAAAAATTGTTTTAAACACATATTATTCTACTGTAATAAAAAATACTCAAAGCGCCACATCTGGATTACCAGCATCTGTTCCAGGACCAATACCAAATCTACCATAAACATTAATTAAGTTTAGGAAATATAAATGGCTGAACAAGATAATGAAACTACTGATAAAGTCTTAATGAAAAGACTTGCCGCTATTGGTATTAAAATAGAAGTAGACCAGGATTATATTAACAGACAGTTAAGTCCTGCTATGGCAGCTATATCTAAAAAGCTTAATCAGTTATCCAAAGAAAGTAAAATGGATAAAGATGGTATCTTCGGAGCAAAGTTTTTTCAAGATAAAATTAAAAACATTACTGGTTTTGATTATGCTTTAATAAAATCTACTAAAACAATGCTTGGTTATGGTTTAGCTTCTAAAAATATGAACCTCGATAATCAAGAATTTTATAAGAGTTTAGGCTTTATAAGTAAACGTTTAGTAGATGTAGCTTCTGGCATTACAAGCTGGAGAAAAGCCGGAAAAGATGCCTCTGACCAGTCAAAAGAAAATACTTCAAGTTTAGCTTCAGCATTAGCATCCGCAGATAAAAATAGTGCTACTTTAGCCGCTGGTCTTGATAGTGTTGCCACATCAGCAGAAGTAGGAGCTGTTGAAATGGGAGCATTTGCTACAATCGCTACTGGTGGATTAGCATTATTAGCTGTAGCTATTGTTGGTATAGGCGCAGCATTCTATAAAATGTTTACTTCTGCGATGTCTGCGAGAGATGAGGTTAAAAAGTTTGACCAGCTTGTTGTGGGTATGGGACAACAAGGTGTCACGGAATTCGCTGGTAAATTACAGCATTTAAATAAAGCTGTTTGGGGATTAGGGTTTTCATTAGAACAAGTAAATGGTGTAGCTCTTGATTTTGCTAAAGCTGGTGTTAGTCTTGGTAGGTCTCTTGATACTAATTTAGTAAGTAGTGTATTAACTCTATCTGGAGCCACAGGAGTAGCTTCAAGTGAAATTAGTGGTTTATACGGCGAATTATTAAAGTCTACAAAGATAAGTGTCGACTCCTTAACAGCAATGGGAGATACGTTTACAAGATTTAATCAAATAGTTTTTAACGGAACAAATCTTGGTCAAGTATCTTTTGCTACATTTAGAGAAGCTATATCGTCTTCTGCCAATGCTTTAGCTATTGCTACTGCGCGTGGAGAAGAGTTTACAAATAAAATGACAAGAGATTTAATGTCATTGTCTGGATTAGCTACAACATTAAGTTTAAGTGTATCAGAACTTAACGGGCTATTCGAATCTGCTGGTAGTCTAATTTCTGACCAAAACTCGCCATTTAGAGCTTTCTTGGCTATTTCTGGTGGTGCTAATATAAATCAAATGTTAACTAACCAATTTGATAAAACTGATGCTATGTTAAGAGGAATAACCTTTTTACAAAACTTAAATAAGAGTTTTGGAGAAAATATCCAAATAACAGCACAAGTCGGTGCTCAATTATCTGGTTTATCAAAAGAAACTGTTATTAAAATGATAAATACAAGACAGGAAACTATTGCTGATATGTTAAAAGCTCAACAACAGTTAGCTACTATTCAAACAGATGCTACAAAAGATGCTTATGAGAAGGTTAATAGTGATTTAACTTCTGTATGGAATAGAATTAAAACAATGTTCGTAACGATGTTCCAAAACATTATAGGCGGTTCAAGTGGAATGAATAATTTATTAAGAAGTGTTGAAAATTTCTTAATGGATTTCAAAAGAACTATGGAACATAGTGGTTTAATAGATACTCTTGGAAAAATAGTAGACAAAGTAGCTAATTGGTTAGGTAATAACCTTGTTCCAATGATTGAGTTTGTTAATAAAATGTTATCAGATTTTGCTAATCCAGATAAAAGTATCTGGAAAAGTCTTATAGATTTAATAGTAGATGGGTTAAAATTACCTTTTTTCCTATTAGGCCAATTAGCAGGAGAAGGGTTTAGAGCAGCAATGGCAAATGTCTCTATTTTAGGTATGAAACCTTTTGCTGGAGCAAAAACAAGAGAACAAATAGAAAAAGAATTATCAGAAAAGCGCGGTGTTTTAGGTAGTTTTGGAAACAATAGAAATATGCCAGAATTAGACTATTTAAATAATAGGTTATCTGCTATAGATAAACAAGAAGGGCAATTATCTAAATATAGTCCAGATACGGTGACGTATGGTAAAACAGCTGGCGGTAAAGTTGGTTTTATGACTGTTGGACAAAAAGAGTATGCTTTAGAAGAAGAAAAGAAAAGAGTTCAAGCTGAAATAGCTAAAAATACTAAATCTGCCGCAGAAGATATACATGAAGTAAGATTAGCGGTTTGTCATACTTCTGCTGATACTGAAAAGATAATAGGAACGCCTGCTAAACCAGTTAGTCCATTAGCTAAACTTACTGTTAATAGCGCTGGAATGCCAAGTATGCCTGTATTGCATAGTATGGCTAATGGCGGTTAATCTATAAAGGTAATTAACTTATAAGGAAACAATGAAATGAGATATAAAATTAAAAACCTTAGTGGAGATACCACTAATGCTAATCCAGCTTTTTGGCAACCAATTTGTATATATGCTACGTCTGACCACTATCAATCTCTTTTACCAATTGGTCCAGGTCAAACTGTTGTAGTAGGTGAAAATGCCTTTGTTGAATTAACAACTAATTCAAATTATGCCCAGTTTATTTCTGTAATAGATAGTGGTGAACCAGACCTTAATGTTCCATATAGAATTACACAAACTCTTAATGGCTCTTGGCAATACGTTGATTTACAGAGATTTGCTGGTAAGTTAGCAATTACTAATCCATCAACAGCAACCCAGCCTATTTACTTCTCATTTAGCTGGTTTAATACTCCAGCTACTACACCACCAGCAGAAACAATTTCTACTGTATTACCTGGAGAGACAGTTAATATAGATGAACCAATGAGCCCAATTAGATTTATTGCTCTTGAGGGCCCAAATAATGCGACAGCTTACGTTTTATCTAATTAAGGTATAAATGTCAAATGTATTAACTAATAATACTACTGGTAGTATTATATTAGCACTTAACACTAATTCTCCTGGGTCTACTATTTCAATAGCCCCAGGAGCAAGTTTGTTATATAGTGATGTAGTTATTACAGACGAGGCTAATCCTAATTATAATGTTCCTCTTATTCAAGAATATATAAACTCTGGAATATTATTAAATCAAAATCTTTCTGGTTTAACTGGTTCAGAATTACAATTGTTATCTCCAGCTAATCTTGTTATAAATATGACTACTGGAACACCCCAATTATTATCTAAAAGTGTTCCAACTAATATAGATAATCAACAAGTATTAGCTTCTAATGATATGGATGGTAAATTACAATATATTTATTATAAATCTGTTCAAGGCATGTCATTATCAATGGATTTTGGTGCGACACAGTTTTTAATAGATAATACTAATTTATTATATCCAGATGAAATAACATCATTTGCCGTTCAAGTATATGATAGCATTAATGGTATTTTAAAACAAGTTAATCGTTTATATATTGGAACTTTAAGAGAAGGTGTTAAAACTTATACACCCGGTATAGATACAACATATGTAGATTTTGACCCTACAAATACAGCATTTGATGCTGTAAGTCCTTTATTTAAAAATGTTTTAACTACTGTTATTGAAACTGTTTCCGGACCTACTTACATAGGCGGCCCTAATGTTATTACTGTTAATTCTACTGATACCCAATTTACAACTTTCTGCCCTACATATATTTTAGGTATAATAAATACACCATATACTTCTGGCTGTCCTATTTTTGTAGCTACGAGAACTATACAAACAACTATAACTAATAGTTTTGATACAACTGTTTCTATAACAAATCCACCACTTACCGTAACGACAAATAACGTATATGAAACTAAAGTAGCATTTAAATATTTACACCAACAAATATATGTAAATAATACATTAACAAACACTATTCCTACAATTAATCAGCCAGTATATTTTAATACTGCTAATAATTGGATATTATTACAGCAAAGTTCTAATTTTACAGCAGACGTTAATATACCTAATATAATAGATATAGAAAATGTTTTTCCAACAAATATAGTAGACGTAATTACAGAATACATCCCAACAGGTATGCTTGTTCTTACTAAATACCCAAGTGTCGAAGGCGGCCCATCTAACGCATTATATTTTATCACTTGCTTTAATAATATAACTAATATACCAATAATATCAAGTTTAGAATTACCATCAGAACTAAAAAATATAAAACTTAAAAATATGTCATATTTATCAGAAATAGATGGTATTAACTATGATATATTTATAACAACAGATACAGAAGTTTGGCGATATTCTTCGAATACAAGTGTTTGGGAACAATTTTTATATTTTGGAAATGCTATAAACTATTTAAATACTGCTGTGTCTAATGGTATTTTGTCGTCAGATGGTATAGTAGGATTACAAGAGCTTTCTAATTTTATAATGTTGCCTAAAATTAATACTACAAATGCGTATGTTGGCATTTTAGGTTCTGAATTAGGGTTAACCTTTTTTAACTTAAAATTAGTAAATAATGAGTTTATTACAAACGCTAAAAATACAGTAAATAAATCAATAAATGTATCTGGCTCTGCTATAATAACTGATATTAAGTTTAATACACATGGGGAGAATATGTATGTATTTACATGTTCATATTCCTCTCAAATACCACGAACTTGGTTTAATAATAGCAGTTGTTTACAACTAATAGATAATAGTTCTAAATTAATATCAAATGTTTATTATTTAAAACCAGATATAGAAGCTAATGGCGACTCCCCATATTATGTCACGCAAAACTCATTACAGCTAAATTATCAACCTTCTGGAGAACAGGCTTCTTATACACCTGTTTTAATATATTCTGATTATGAATATAACTTACAGTCTGCTAAATATTCATTTAAACTGTCTAACTTTGTCAATGATACTATTTTATGTAATGAATTAACATCTACATTAGCTTATAAATATTATGTACCTTATATAACAGAACGTATTATTTCAAGTATAAGTCCAGCAGAATTGAACATATTAGAACTTAATGAGTATAAACATGCTTTTAGTATACCCTCTATAAATAGTATTTCTATATTTTCAACTTTAGGAACACAGGTTTCCGTTTCAGAAATACAGTCTGTTGTTTTACCGGACACTTATACATATAATGGCTCGGATTACATGTATTTTGTATGTACAGATTTAACTAACTCTGTTGTAATACCAACAAGTATAATAACGCAAGAAGTTTCTGGACAATTTTCTACAACTATTACCTTTGAAAATAGCTTTTCTGGCAGTATATATTTTAATGCTTGTCAGGCACCTTCCGAAGTCTCTTTTTCTGGATTATTTGGAATAATCGCGCATAACTTCGGAACTTATCCACAAGTCATTTTAGACAGTAGTTCTGCGGCAGTATTAAACGATATTAAATATATAGATATAAATAGGCTTGAACTGTCCTTCAAATCTTCAGTAAATACTACAGTTCTTTTGGCAGGTCAGCCCGTATTAGAATAATTGTTTTGATAGAAATAAGTTTATAGGTAAAATAATGACAACTTCCTCATCTTCAGTTCCAGTTTTAGGCCCAGTATTATATTTTACATCAACAGATGGTTATTCTTACGATGTAGATAATAGGCCATTATCTAATTTAGATACAAATATTAGACACATAAATACTTCTCTTGTTGGTATAGGATATGGTGAACACGCTTCTTTAGCTGGCGGCCAATTAGCTCCTGGAACAGTAGTTTCTTTAGCACCAAATGGAGCTATTTTTTATCCAATTACAGTCCCCTCTGTTAATTTAATGCAGAATATTGTTGGCCTTGTTATTGGAGCTACAGACTCCGGTTTAAATAGAGTTATTTGGTCTTCAAAGCATTTAGATTTAGATGTTATTGGTTTAACTTCGATAACTGCTGGACAAGCTTCTGGTAGCTATTTAACTACGCAATCTGGTGGTAATGGAGCTATTGTTGTAAAAACAACACCAAATACAACAACAGACTATATTTTAGGTAGAATTAAAAACGGACCATATATCGAAGTTAATACAGCAGCAGAACTTATTGCTAATGATGCTTCTATAGCAGTAAATAATGCTGTATTAGATAATCATGCTAATATGTATGGTTTTACAAGATTAAGAAACTTATTAATGTATATTGATATGGGAGTCACTCCTATGCAATATATTAAAAGAACTGTTAGACAGTCTGATTATTATGGAGTAAGCTCTGTTGTAAATCCAATGAACGTTGGGCTATCTTCTGATTTAACTACTATAGCTCCGCTGTCTTCCGACTCTACTGTCTATGGTAGCGCTCTTGATAATAAAGTAATCAAAGAAAGTTATACAAGTTATATAAATACTGGAGTTTCTCCATCAGATTCCGTATCTGTAAGTGGAGTAGCAAGCACTTGGTCTTCTATTGTATACGCAACTGCTCTTCCTTATAGTTATAATTCTCAAAACTACGAACTTCAACAAATTGCCTCTACTGGTGGATTTGATTATAGTTCTAACGTTCAGTTATTTAAAAACTTTCAAATTGATAAATACTATCAATATAATAAAACAATTTCTGCTAACCTTGTTGGTAAAATAGCAGCTACTGCTACAGTATTTAATCCATTAAATATTTCGGGCCAAGGTGGAGAAACTACCAGAACTATAGTTTGGGACTTCTTCTCTTATAGTATTTCTGGATTAGAAACATATAAATATAGAGTAATAACAAATGGACAGTCCTCTGAAACTGCTTTGTTATCCAGCACAGGAATATTCCCATCCGTATTAATAACGATTTAACAGAGTTTACATGTCAAACATGATACAACCAGCTTTTGATTTAAAGACATTACTACCACCATTCCATACGCATAAACTACCATCAGCTGGCTTTTTCTCTGAAACTCCCGCAGAAATAAATATTCGTGGTCTTACCATCAGAGAATTAAAGCATTTAACAGCTTCTGGAAGATTAGATAAGAAAGTATTTGACCAAACTATTGCTTCTTGCGTTAAAGAAACTATAGATTTTTCAAACTTATTATTACAAGATTATAATTATATTGTATATTTAACAAGACTTTATACTTCTGGTTCTGAAGCCAGTGGTGCCAAACGGTGTGAAAATCCACAATGCGGTACTAAATACAATTTTAAATACGATTTAACAGAACACGCAGAGACAACATTTTTGGAAGAAGTTTTACCAATATCTAAAACTGTTATTTTACCAAGATTTAAAGAACGTTTTGGATATGAAGTAGTAGCAGAAGTTAAACCACTAACCCGTGGAGATTATCTAAAAATAGATAAAGCTATTCAGCAAGCGGCAGACCAAGCAGCCAAGACTGGACAACCTATGTCCAGCTACCCTCTTACCGAGCTTCTAAAGGCCCATATCATGTCGATATCAGGTTTGCCTGCCCAAGTACCCAAAGAACAGCTTCTGGACTATTTAGACCCATCAGAGGCTAATTTAATAACATCAGCATACCCAGATGATAATTTTGGTTTATCTGGTAAGGCTATTACTATTTGTCCAGTTTGTAAGACAGAACAGGAGTTCGTGATTCCGTTCACGGACATCTTTTTTCAATAGTTTCTTAAACCTTGATATTCCTATTACCCAAGAGTACTATAACGTTATCGAATCAATTTTATTAGAGTTTTTTCATAATGGATTAACATATAAAGATATAATACAACTTCAAGTTTTTTTAAGAGTAGTTTTAAAAATGGAGTTTATGTATACAGATTTTGCTACACCAATAGATTTTATGAATTACTATAGTGTAGCAGAAGAGATTGAAAGAAAAAAACAAGAAGAAATAGAAAACAGCAAAAGAGAGCAATATAAATAATATGGGCCTGTCTGGCCCATTATTATATAAGGGTAATTAATTTTGAGTGAGACTTTTCATGCCAATAAATCTAAAACCTGTTAATGTTTATCAAGAGTTTGAACCATACGATGTTGATGTAGACAATAGACCACTATTAGATATACAAAACAATATTCAAGAAATAGTAGGTTTATTAGAAAACTCTGGCTTTTATTCTGAAATAGCGGCAGATCCTTCTCAACTACCGGCTGGCGGATTTTCTACATTTACTTGTGCTTGTATTGGTACAAATAGCTTATTAATCCCAATAGACATATCTAAATCTATTATTGAAATTGATTATACTACCTTGCCAATTGTATTAATTCTTGGATATAATATAGATACAAACACTTATCAATGTCTATCCTTTTCTGCTGGCATAACTTTAACCAGCAAATTCGCATCCTTTGTTTCTGGTTCTCAAGGAAGATTATTAAAAGTTGGCCCTGGCGGTGTTTTAGTTGACCAAATGTACTATGATTTGGCTTATGCTTCGTCTGGTTATCAATCTTTATACGTTGGTAAAATATTAGGCCCTAATAGTATAGTTTTTGGTGGAAACCAAGTTAGTATTTTAGGAAATAATTTTTATTTAGCTAAAAATAGAGACGACTCGACTTCTGGATTAATAACAGTTCAAAGAGCTAATTCTACTTCGAACACAGTATTTAAGTCTGTAAACATTAATGATGTAGGCTCTTCTTATAATTATGCTGAATATGTTAATAGTTATGGAGCTATAAGTTCTAATTCTTATTCTGTACCAATATATTTTTCTTCTTCGGAATTAGATTTTGACCAATCTACTGGATTATTTTTAGCTCCGGTATTAGAAGCTCAACTTAATGAAATACACTTTTTAACCCCTTCCATAACTACTTTCACAGGGGCTTCTCAAACATATTTAACAGCTGGTATAAATGTAAGAAGTTTATTAGATTTTACTTCTTTAAACTTAATACATACTTCAACATATTCAAATAGCATATCAGAATTAACACAAGATATTAGCACTAAACTTATTTTTCAAGATAGAGTTTCCTCTACTCCAGTTCCTATTGGTTTACAATTTAATAATACTCCTATAACTGTAGGAGATAAAATACTTGCTTCAACAAACCAACCAGCTAATCTATTACCAATTACTGATACTACCGGTATTACTATTGCTGATTATTTTAACACCGCCGGTGGTTATATTGGCGGTGTCCAGGATAATTCTGCTCTAACTACTACAAGGAATACAGTATCACAAGACCAATTAATACAATCAAATGCTAATTTTACTACAAACGGCATAAATGATTATTCTAACAGTTTTACTTTACTAATTTCTGCTAAATCAAATACGTCTATACCATCAAATATTGCTCTTTCTTCTGATGGATATATTAATTTAAGTTCTGGTAATGGTATTTTAACAAACCAAAAAAATCCTGTATTAGATGCTGAACTAACTTCAAAAAAATATGTAGATACTCAGGTATTGAGTATAGCATCTTCTGCTAATACAAAAGTTCCTTTAACTGGAACAACTAATAAAGACGCCTCTGGAAATATATCTACTGCTCCAATTACAGGTAAACTTGATTTTGATGTCACTAACAGCCAAATATCAACTTCACAAGTATTAGTATTTAATAGTATAAATACAGCAGATATTTTATCCGCAAATCCCATTAATGTTTTTCAATCTGATGGGACAGATTATCAAATTGTAAAGGTAGGAAATACTGCTTGGAACACATCAAACAGCGTTTTAACTAATTTACAAGGAATTAGAGAAGCCGTAAGTAAAGATTTTTTATACAGTTATTACGAACAAGTTTCTTCAACTGGAGCTTTTGTACAAACATCTCCAGCTAATCCAACTATACCACAAAATATAACTGGACAAATAACTATTACAGGCGCTCCTGGAGATACTGGTGTCCAACTTGAGTTAGAAAATGTGTTGTCTGATAGTGTTAATTTAAGGTTAACTACTACAACAGGCTCCCCAGTTGATTTTACTATGGATAATAGTGCTTTAACTATAAGTTCTCCATTAGCTCCAGTATTATTAACAAGAGCTTCTGTAAATACTGATGCCGCATTATCTATCCCAACAAAAGGTTATGTAGATGCCGCAGTTGCTTCCGTAACAGCCGCTACAGTAACTCCGTTTTATGCTATTTGGAACCAAAAAAATGCTCCTGGTTCTCTTATAACTGTAGGTAGTATTACGTATTCTTGTGCTTTTGCTACTTCTGGAACAGACGCTGGAGCAGATACGCAAACTAATTTATCTTCGTTATTTACACCAGGAGCTGGTGGTTTACTATATAAAGCATCTAATGCTCATCCAATAGTATTACAAATAAACGCTGGAGCTTCTTGGTATCAACAGGTAGGTCCTGGAGGCGGAAACCAGCAGTGGAGAACAAGTTGTAATATTTTAGTAAATACTACTATTGTTGCGTCATCCGAGGAACAATTTTCTGGTTCACTTTCCGCAAGACCAACCTCTTCTGTATCATCTATTGTAGTATTAAATCCTGGAGATACGTTAGTTGTTGGTGCTAAAGTTAATAGCGATTTAACTGGAACAAACGCTATTGACCAATATTTAAGTATGGCAAGAATAGGATAATTAAAAATGGATAATAAGATTGTACATTATAGCGCTTCTCAAACAATACCAGACGCAGAGTTTTTACCTCTTTTACGAGATGAAGCTCCTTATTATGGTAATTTAAATAGACCAGCTCAATCTGCTTTTGATTTAGCCAGTACTGTAGCTGAATTACAATCTTGGGGTGGATTAGTTAGTATTGTAAATCCAGCAAATCAAACACATGTTTTTCAATTATATGAAATTGGTAGAATACAAGATGGAGAAACTCTGGTAGCTTCGACAATAACAGACCCTCCTTATAGCAGATATGGTATTGTAGTTGCGGAAGCAGAGTTTAATCCAATTTCTGGGTTATATTCAAATATAGTAGTATGTACTTTCTGCCCAAACTTTGTATATCCTGTAGCGCCTCTTTGGACTGGTGATGCTAATGGAGAATATTTGTATCTTAATGTCCCTAATTCAGACGCTACATATTTAACAAGCACTCCAGGAATAAGCAGCGGAAATATTTCAAGAGCACCATTAGCAGTTAAAACGGGAACAAACACTATATTCTTTTCTGGAACAGCAAGATTATTTGGTATAAATACAGGAATAGTTTTATCTGGCCCAACTGGTGCTACTGGCCCAACTGGTGCTACTGGTGTATAATGGCTTTAAACTCTGGTAAGTATCAAAAATTGACCTTTGGTGATTTCTATACAATTGTGTGGAATATGGTTCCCTCTGTATGGAGAGATGCTGATGACCAGTATGGAAAATCCTTACAAATAGTATTATATACTATGGCACAACATATGTATTACTATTTTTATAATAAAATAGTATATATGGATGAACTTTTTGATCCGGATTTATGCCCAGAAAAATATTTAAGGTTTTTAGCTGGAATGGTTGGTTGGACCTTACAAGGTTCAGATCCAGCTTTATGGAGAGAGCAAATAAAAGCTGCTCCTCTTTTATATAAAATTCGTGGGACTAAAAGAGGATTATTATTAGCTGAAAAGCTTGTAGGCTATTCTGTATTTATGAGTGAAATGTATAGGGACCATATTGGAGATATAGTCCCTAAAGAGCGTATTTTTAATAATACACCAACAAATATAACAACAAAACCATGGTTTAGAAACGTTTTAACAAGTTTAGAAGGCGAATTACTACCAGGTAAGGCCGAAAGCGACCAATTTGATGCTTTTAATTTTACTGGTATGGTTAAATTAAGCCCTACTGGTAATGTAATAAGACCAAGAATAGTCACGAATACCCGAACATTAGTATTTACTCCCTCAAGTACGACAAGTAGATATAATAATTTGACTGGACAATACTCATTAGCCAGATATGCTAAACTGCCGAGAATAAATGTTGTTCTTCAATATAACAATGATTTAGACGCACAAAATCCTGATGGGACCGTAAAAGAAAATAATTTTAGTGGGGCATTAGATTTATTGCTTCAATTTAAGCCTTTTCATGTATTTATAGAAAACTTGGAAGTTCGCTATGATGTATCTGAGTTTATTTATGACCAGACGGCTATAAATAGTGATATTTTTAATGTCCAGGAAGAATTAGACTCTGCTGTAGTTATGACTATGGATAGAGCTGAAAATACTATTACTTATAGTACTACTCCAGCAGTAGATGTAATACCAGAAAATGAAGAAGCGCCAATAAGCCAATTAGATAATCGTGGTGTTATTACAAGTATATATAAAACAATAGATTTATCTTCATTAACTCCAAACGAAGAAAGCTCTTTGTATGATATAGCTAAAAAATCTATGCCAGTAAAGACATTTCCTGTTGGAGACAATTCAACTTTAATATCTATAGCTTCTATTGGAAATAATATTTATACTTTAGAAGATTTAATTGGGTTTACTCCAGTTATCGGAACAAATAATTACATGTTTACTGACATGACTGGAACTATTGAAGCTACTGTTAATAATCCTGGTGTATTTACTATCTATAATCCAGGACATGATGTATTACAATATAATATATCTAATTTATTATCAGACCCAGTTTTAGACTTTAAATCTATGTTTTCTTCTCAACAAGGTATAACTGATTTTATAAATCAAACTACAACACCTGATAGTAATGGATATGATAAAATATTAGCCACTAACTATATTCCAGGGTTAACAAGTTCTGTTATTTCAAGTGTTAGTTCTACTACCCAACCTTATAGGTCTATTGTATCTACCACATATGATACACAGGCTTTGCTCCCACCAACTACTACAAGTACTTTACCTTCCAGACCTTGGGATTTACAGGCACTTTCTATCTTTAATTCATCTGTATTGAGTTCAAGTATGACTAATACAGCATTATTTAAGAGTTTATATGATAACACTTTTATGGTTGTATTAGAAACAACAATAGAAAGTACTACATATTCTAATATTTTAACTCATAATATAGATTATTATTTTGATAACACTAATAATATATATCTCAATTCTTCTACAATAGCACCAAAAGTAGGAAATGCTACTGATTATACTTTTTTATTAAATAGCAAATTACATATTTTATATTTATCGAGAATAACATATAGTGATGAAACAGAAAATGGTATACCAATAAGAGGCTTTAGATATACTACAAGAATAAATCATAAGTTTACAAGACAAACTTTAACAAATACTACTAAAAATCCTACACTTGAAAGTGTTATGCCAACACAAGTAAGTTCTGTTAACATTTTAAATGGCGGAACACAACAAAAAACTGTAATAGGAACTAAAAAGTTTAGAACACCAACTAATATTTATAACAGAAGCTATTTAAAAAATCAACTCGTAGATGGTCATAACGTAGTTTCAAGAAATCCGTTAAATAGATTAGATAAAACTCAATGGGAAGTATATTCACCAGAATATACAGCAGTATATTTGGGCGATCAAGTAATTACAAACAATTGGTGGGGAAATTATTATAATGTTTCTTCTACAACAGAGTCAGAAATACCATATACATCTATTGATACTTCTGAAGCCGCTCAATTAAAAGATACTAATTCCGATCAATGGGCAGCGGCATTACAATTATATAATCCCAGTGACCCAAATCAGTTTTTAGTTTCAAGAACAATAAACTCTAATAGAGCTAATATATGGAATAGAAGTTCTTGTAAATTAGCCTCTGTTCCATACATACAAAGTAGAAGAGATAATTTACAAGTATTTAGAAATGAAGTTCCAGCTTTTAATAGATCTGAACAGTCTACTGATTATGCTGTTGATACAAGTACTCCACCAAGAGTAGATAATTATAAATATGTTTTATCTGATGGTACAGATGTATCTTTATCTTACTTCTCTCCTGGATTTTCCGACGATTTACAGGTTGTTCCAATATTAGAGTCCGGTATTGGTCAAAAAGCTACTATCAATTCTACTGGATATGGATTAACTTTCCCATCTTCAGACACTTATTATGATAATGCCTCTTCTGGTACAAATCAATCAACCTATTTTACAGAAGTATCTCCTACAGAATATAATATAAAAACATCTTTATATGCTGGAAATATGCCAACGAATTTAAATCCTTCAACAATACCTGGCATAAATGAAGGATTAGATGCTTTAAGCTTATTAGTAACTGGATTAGTTCCAGTAACTGATACTTTTACTGTTGTTGATAATACTATTACGACATATAACTTATCTCAATCTAATATTTGGGTAGTCTGGTCAGGAGTAGACTCCGGTCAAAGCGTAGCTTTTGGTTTTTATTCTTCAGCAGCTTACGGAATAAATGTTTTTCCAAATATTAAACTATTCTTAAATGGTATTTTATTACAATATGGAACAAGTTGGACATTAGGATATTCTGCTATTAAATCAATAACTGTTTTAGACCCTATTGATATAGGAGATATTATAACAGTTGAATATGAAGAACTTCCAGGTCAAAGCAGTAATCCATTACCAAGCCCTTTATACGCAAGAACTCTAAATTATACATTAACTTCTGGAGATATAGCTATAATCCAAGAAGGAAATAGATATTTGTACGATTTACCACATACTGGAGAAGTTCCTTGTGTTGCTTGGTATAATGGAACTCAAATATTAGCAAATTATATTAATTCAAGTTCTAATCCTATTCAATATCAACCTTTTGGTTTGTATGATGTTGCGGCACCAAATGTAGTTGTTATAGTAAATGGAATTACAACAGTTTATAAGAGAGATTGGACTTTCTTATTTAGAATAGAAGGCTCTAATACAATAGCTTCAATAGCTTTAAATCCAAATATTTCTCTCGGGCTTGTTTCTGGCAATACAATAGAAGTAGAATATTTCTCAACATCGTAAATTAAATAATAGAGATACATTATGACAACGCGCCTATCAATTTTTGAATTTGTTTCTATAAAAAATGTAGAAGATATTATATCTGAAATCATAAAAGATGCTAATATAATGGAAGCTATGGGAAGAGCCTCTATGTTTTCACCGGCTGTTGCTGAAGCTGAAGCATTTAAACTAATTGGAAATATTAGAACTCTTATAAACACTAATCCTCCAGCTGATTGGCAAAATGTTGTTCAACCATTATTTATAAAATTAACAGACCTTTCAATGAAAGCTCCAAGTATTATACCAAATGTAAATATAATAAAACAAGAGCTTGCTCAAAAATATCCAGATTACTTTCAAGACCCAGAAGAGTTATTAAATCATTTAAAACAGAATGATGTACATATTAATACTGCTACACAAGCAATACCAATTGACCCAGCTACACCAATAAAAGAAGTACCTCATACATCAAGTTTCGTCAGGAGATAGACATGAAGAGAATATTAGAAGCCACTACAACAGGCTCTGTCACGCCGGGCGGATATAATAAACCAGTTGGAAAAGGTACTACATTAAGAAGAACACCAGAAAACACAACAGTTGCTTGTGTTTGTAAAACTTTGCCCGGTAAAGTCACATGCGGGATTTGTAATCCTAATAACAAGAGGAAATAATGAACTATATTTATAAAAATATTACTAATCAAACACAAAACTTAATACTGTCAGCAAAAGACCAAAATAGCGTAAGCATCAAGTCTTTTCAGCCAGGAGCAACATTAACATTAGATTATCCAGGATTAACACTTTATGTTCCAAATATTTTAAGTTGTGTTCAAGTAGGAACACCAGAACCTGCTCCTGCCCCATCTCCAGTTCCAGCTGCTCAAGCACCTATTAAACCTTTTATGGCTTCTCTTGAAAAACCAGCAGAAGTTGCTGTTGTAGTAAATGAAGTAAAAACAGAAGTAGCTGAAGTAAAAACAGAAGTAGCTGAAGTAAAAGTTGATGAGCAAAAAGCTGAAACTATTGTAGAAAAAGTAGAAGAAAAGGTTGAAGAAGTAGTTGCTGAAGTTAAAACAGAGGTAGCTACTGTTGAAACAAAAGTAGAAGAAGTAGTTGCTGAAGTTAAAGCAGACGTTGCTGAAGCTGAAGAAAAAGCTGAAGAAATAGTTGAGAAAGTCAAAGGCAAGTTAAAGAAATCTGATAAAGAAAATTAATAACATGAAAAATCCTAAGTCTCTATTTAAAATAGCCGCAGATAAATATACTTCTATGTCTTCTGAATTAAAAGAGACGAGGAAACTTTTTCTTGAGGATATTGCTCCTATATCAGCAGCTGACCTCAACAAATCATATAGTAATAAACAAGTAAAAGCTAATGATGTTCAGATACAACAACCTGAGTTTTCTAATCCCCAAAATACTAACACAGCATCAAATCCCGGTGGAAAAGAAAAACCAACTCAAGTAGCTCCAGCTAATCCTGCCGCACCTTCTCCTGGACAGCCAGCAACACAAGCAACTCCTCAAATGGATTTAAATAATCCTAATCTTCAAATTACAGAATTACCAGACGGTCGTAAACTTTATGTTGACCCAAAAAATCCAACACAGGGTTTTATATTATCAAAAGAAGAGGCTGCTGCTTCGGCTGTACCTATTAAAGAAGCTACTACTATTCCTATCTATACTACAGAAGATATTATGAGCGCGTTATCTGTATTAGGTGGTGGTAGTAATAGTGAAGCTTTAACTGCTCCTGATTTATCAGAAGAAGGTGATGTTGCTGTAAAGCCAGCTGGAGATATGTTAGTTGACGAAGAAGATGATACAGCAACTGATGGAATGACAGATGTATCTGATACAGATGGCAATAGTGAAGTTTCAGAAGATGAGAACCCAGATTCCGTTGATCAAAGTGGCGAAATGAAGGTTAGTGGTAATGAAACTAATCCTTCTAAAGTAGACGGTAAAACAGATTCCACTTGGTCTGGTATTGGTGGTAAAGTTTCTCCAGAAGTTGAGGGAGAAAAAACAGAAAAAGAAATAATTCCAGATGATAAAACTGGTGTAGATAATTCATACACACAAGAAGATGGACAAGAAGCTACAGAAAAAGGTAAAGACTTTACTAAAGGTGCTGGTGATAGTAAGGACCAGCCAAATACTAATTCTGCTGAACCACAAATTGGTGAGGGGGAGGGTTGTAGCACTGAAGAAGAGTGTGGAACTATGGAAGCCGAACAAGAAGCTAATCCTTCTGGTAAAGAGTCTGCTTTTTGGGTTCCAAACGATGATATGCTTGGATTAAAAGATATTGTTGGCACAGTAGCTCAAAATAATGGTGTTCCAAATGCCCAAGAAACTATCGGTAAAGACGCAGAAGGCAATTTAGTAAAGAAACCTACAACTCCAAAGCACTCTATTCCTAATATGAGACAGTATGTTAGAACCAATGGTGTCCCAGGTGCTCCTTCAGTAATACCACAAGGCGGTCAACCAGTTGATATTTCTGATTTAGATAATGTCATGGGTATGGATACAAGTAATGATAAAGCTTTGAATATAAGTTTAAACTTTAATTTTTAAATGTGATATGAGTGATAATATAGGCCCCGAACTTATCGGGGCCTTGTGTTTATGGTAATTAAGTTTTAGGATTAGAGACTGACTATGAAACTAAAAGATTTACTACATGTAAAAGGCGAAGTATTAATACAATCTGTTGATAGCAACGGTATTATTTCTACTGTTATGGAAGACAAAAATCTAATTGTCTCTAATGGAAGAAACAACATTTGTAATTTTTTAACCAACACCAATGGAAGTTCTTATATTTATGATATAGCTTTTGGTACAGGAGGGACTATAACTGGGAATACTAATGTAGCCCTATCTGTATCTCCGTCTGAAGTATCTGTAATAGCTCCAATTACAGGATTAGTAAATGGAACTGATTATTTATTTACAGCTACTCCTGAAACTGCTCCGAGCCCAAGAGCTGTATTTTCTATAATTATACCAGCAACCTCATTACCTGGACAAACAGCTATAACCGCTTTAAATGGTCAAGCTTTAAGTGAATTAGCTTTAATGTTAAATACTGCTACTCCGACAGCTTTTGCTATTAAAAGATTTCCAAGTATTTCAAAATCAAGCACTATTTCATTGATAATTACCTGGATCATATACGTCTAAATACTTGTGTAAGAAAGCTTTATGACAGAAATTAATCATTCCAATAAAGAAAACAGACCTGGAAACTCTTTACCTACAACAACTCCTAATGAGAGTTTAGGGTCATTTGCCAGAAACTTCATGCTATACACATATCACAATACAGTAGATACAATCTATATTGGTGATGTTAGACTATATGCTATGAAAATTGGAGATTATTTAAGGGATAGTAAATCAAAAGTATATGATGTAAAACAAAATAAATACATTGATATACCTATAAAATATGCTGCTCCTAATTTAGCCTTTTCTGATAACATGCCTGAAACAAAACAAGGTAAAAGACCAGCATCTGGAGTATTTCCAAATGCTTCAATAACAGATAGAATAGTATTACCAGTAATTTCATATTATATGACAGATATGAAATACGATAATAAAAGAGCAGTAGATCCAGTTGTTCGTTGGAGATACAAACCAGTAAAAAGTTGCGATCCCGCTGTATCACAAGGTAGGGTATTTACAACTCATTTTCCACAACCCATGAACTATTCATATCAAATAGATATTTGGTGTGAATATAGAGAACATTATCATCAATTATTAACTGCTTTTCAATCAGATTTTAATCCGTATTCGTATCTTACTGATTTATATGATTATATTGATGAAACACAGCGTTCTTTTTATATGCCATATGCTAAAATGAATTTAATTTCAAGTACAGATAATAGTAATTTTATACCGGGAACTGATAGACGTATAGTTCGTGGTACTGTTAGAGTAGAGGTTGAAGGTTGGTTAACCCCAACTATTAATAATACTCCATTAGTAAAACCAGTTTTAGAAATAGGATTAGGTCCTGGCACTCCTGGTATAGAGCTTAATGGAGGATTATAATGTCTCCTTCTCTTGGGCCAAGTGTAATAAAACCATTATCAAATAAAATAGCAGTATTTACTGCTCATATAGGAACAATAGTTATTGGTTTAGGAAACGGTGATCCGGAAGCTAAAAAACAAGTTCAAGGTTTATGGAAAGATTTATCTAATTTCTATCAAGAATGTGCTTCTGGGTATGCTCAAGTAAACGCTTCATATAATGCTTCAGTAGCTACTGCGCAATCAAGTACTAATCCTACTCCACTCATTAAAATTATATCTTATTATATAGGTGAAGTAGCAGCAGCTATACAACTTGTAAGTAATTTAATAAAATTAATAGCTTCTCTTGTAAGTATAAGCACTATTTTAGAGTATTTTACCTCTGATTTAATAGCCGCTCAAAATTACTTAAATACAAAAACATTGTGGCTTACAAGGTCTATAGCAAGAGCCAAACAAAAATTATCTAAAAATATAGAGTGGCAAAAAAGAATTATATCTGATAATATGGATATAGAACATTATATAGCACAAGAACAGTATTATAATGTGTTATTAAACCAATTACAGGCACAACTTCCTCCTACACAAGCACCACAAGCAGGAGTAAACGGCTATTATGGTAATGATGGAACTTTTATATATTATAGCTCATCGTTAAATACTGATGTTGTAAATGCTTTAAATCAATCAACGGCAAGCTCTTCAAATACATCTACAAACACACCAACTGTAGCTATTCCAATTTTACCTGATGGACAAACTTTAGCACTACAAAACCAAATAACTACTATTCAAGCATATCTTGCGGAAATAAATAATAATTTAGATGCCGCACAATATGATTTATCTACAGGTATACCAAACGAAAAAGAATACTATAACAATTTATGGGCTTCACAACAAAAACAAGATAATGAGCAGTTATTACATAATGTTCCTGCGATAAGAACGGAGCCATAATGTCAACAAACTCTCCATCTGTTCAAAATGAATTAGACGCTTACGCGCAACAAAAAGCTACCTTATTAACTCAACAAGCCGCTCAACAAAGTATAATAACTACATTAAGTTTAAAGCCGCAACCGTTATCTGTTGATGACCAAAAAGTATATTCAGCTGCGTTATCGGCAAAAGCTGGTATCGCCTTACAAATGCAAAACTTATTATTACAAGAAAGCGCAACAGTAGCTTCTATACAACCAAATGCTATTGCGGCAGTTCAACAAAAACAGGTTTTAGTAGCTAATCAGATTTCTACAACTCCTTTACCACAACAGGGAAATTTAACTTTAATACATCCAGCAGTAGATTTTAATGACATAATTACTTATATGTCATATACTCAACATTTAAATCCATATGGTAGACAAAGACAGTGTGATATAGACTTACAAAACTTAATGGGATTAATTAATCAAGATGTAAATGCTGCTGTTGGTGATTATCAAGCTTTAATTTCAAGTTTAACTGTAGGGTCTATAACCGGTAGTGATTAAGTATAAAACAATTAAATAAGTGAGGAATAAACAATGCCAAGATTAAAAAATATAACAGTTGGTTCTGTATCATTAGCCATGTTTGATGTACCATCACCAGTGGTAAACGGTGTTCATCAGAACGTTGTATTAGTTTTACAACCCGGTGAAGATGTTGACCAGTCTTTATGGTTAGTATCAAACCAGCATGATGTAAACTATAACGCAAATATTATAAACGAATATATTCAAAAGAATATTTTAACTTTAGTACCCTAATATGCTTTTTGAATATAAGTGTAGCAAATGCAAACAAACGGTTGAAAAATTGGAGCATTATACTGCTCCACCAACTAAAGATTGCGAAATTTGCGGTGCTGAAAACTCTTCTCATAGAATAATTTCCAGTACTTCTTTTGCTTTTGATAACTCTGGTTGGTATAAAGAAGCTTATACATCTAAAAGGTAAGAATGACAAATATTTATAACACGCCAACTATTATTACACCTGTTGTTAGCCCAACAGGAAATATAATAGTTGACCAAAATATTCCTGATTATGTTGTCCCATTAGATGTAGATTTATTAAAGTTTAAACCTAATTTACCACCAATAGATTATAGTAATTTAGATTTCGATGCTATTAAATTACAACTTATAAACTTTTTAGGTGCTAATGCCAGTAAGTTTGGTTATAGTGTCAGAGACTTTGGAGACTCCAATACTGCTGGTATGATGATGAACTTAATGGCTCATATGGGTCAGATGTTAAGTTATCATATGGATAGTATGGTAAATGAGTTATTTTTAGATACTTCTCAATCTTCTTGGTCTACATATAGATTACTTAATATGTTTAAATATAAACCATCGAGGCCAAAAGCAGGTATATTATTATTAAATATAGTAAGAAATGCGTCTTCATCTACTAATGCTACAACCGCTGCTTATGAAAATAGTTCTGAAATAATTTTATCTTCTTCTCTTTCTCGAAAAACTATAACTCTTGGACAAGAAAGTTTTGAGCTATTTCCAATAAAAATAAATAGTTTAGGTGTATTTGAACCAGATTATTTAAGCGATTTAATAATTCCTCCTTTTGTTTTTGCTGACCCAAATGACCCTGATGCGAATACAACAGAAATAGCATTAAATACATATAATTGTTTTGCTCTCACTGGAACAACAAATATAGAAGATTTTTCTTCTAATGGAACTTCTAACCAAATTATATCTTTATCAAACTCTCCAGTTCTCGACTCTAATATTATAGTTCAAGTTCAAGATACTAATATAAATATTCCAGGTAAAGTAGCTTATAATACTTGGACTGAAATACCTTATATAAGTTTAGCAGGATTTTCAAGTCCGGCTACAATACAAACTACAAATACAGATACTCCATACCTAATCGCTCCAATTGTTTTATCTGCGGCTGCTCAAGCACAAAAGAATAATGGAACTCTATTTCCTGGTATGTTAATGGAAATAGATTATACTAATACAGCAAGTATAGCAAATTATACAGACTTTTTATCATTATCTGTTCCATATAGGCTTGGTATTGTTTCTAACTTAACATCGCAAATACAAGCTGGAAATCAATATGTAGATTTACTTATATTTCATCCTTCTTATGTTTATGGTTCTACCCCACCAAATACTCCAAGCTACGCAACACTTCCAACAACATTTTTAGATCCTTTTGGCAATAATGTGTCTTGGTCAACTGGTGATATTTTATATTTACTTTCTCGTAAATCTATAAATATTCCAGGTATTGGTAATGTTCAACAACCACAAATAATTTCAGATACACAATTATTAGCAGCAGATGGAACTAAATATCCTGACGTAGCTTATTTACAAAATAATCCAAATGCTAAAATAGCTGTTGGCAGAGTAATGGATGCTACTTCGCAAGTTATAGCTCTTGGCATATCAGCTGATATAGAAACTTCATATTATTCTGAACCAGTATATGAAACTACTTGGGATGGCAATTTTGCTGCTAAAGTAAGATTTGGTGATGGTAATTTTGGAAGAATACCAGATAATACAGCAGATATTAAAATAGTATATAGAACTAATAATACTGGAAATACTGGTTATGTAGTTAGTATAAGTGAAGCTAATCAAACTATTACTTATGGTAATGTTAATATAGATTTAAGTAATACTATGTCTTCTGCTCCATCTACTGTCGGTGAAAGTATAGCAACAGCAAAAGAGCTTGTAACTCGTTTTTATACATCTCAAGATAGAGCCGTAACAGGAGATGATTATTTATTACTTGCTAAACGGTTTAATAGTAATTACAAAATGGCTGTTGCGTTAACAAAAGCAGAGGCTGATGCTGCTATTGTTAGAATATATGCTTTATCTATTGCTGCTAACACTACCGCAACTACAAGCGCAAATACAACAACCCCAAGCATTTCTACATTAACTTTAACTGAAAAATATCAATTACGAAACTATCTTAATCAATATATGCCAATCGGCGCAGCTGTTGAAATAGTAGATGGTATAACAAGAAATCTTGATATACGTATAGATGCGAGAGTTAAATCTGGTTATTTAACTGGACAAGTAAACCAAGACCTCACAACAGCAACAATAAATTATTTTAATTTGAATAATACAGATTTAGGTATTGGATTACAAGCATCTGATTTTATTAGAACAATAAATACAGTATCCGGAGTTAGTTTTGCTGATGTTTATCTTGGCGGTATTACTACAATAACATTAGCTGATGGTACGACTGTAGCAAGTGGTAGTAAAACATACACTCCTATTGTTGATATCCCAGGCTATAAAGATACGAGCGAACAATTTCCCGCATTATCTACATCATATGATATAGCATCAACTCTGCTTAATCCATTAGCACCATATGAAATACTTGTATTAAATACTCTTGAAATAAATATTATTTCAGTTTAAGGATTAGTTATATGCCAATGATAAAAAGAGAAGATATAAGTAAATATGTCATGAACATGTTAGGACATCCTACAATCGGTGTAGAACTTGAACCAGAAGCTATTGATGAAGCTATTACTGTTGCTTTAACAGAATATTTGGCTACAGGTGCCGTTGAACGCGGCTATTATTCAATAGATGCTATTGCTGGTGTAAATCAATATCAAGTACCAGAAGAGCTTGGAACTATTACAAACGTTGTATATCCTATGCCTTTTCAAATTATGGCTGGCTCAGCACAAGACATGTTTAGTTTTGCTGCTTATAATGCTCCGTTTGGCCCAGGAACTGGAAATATGCTTCACGGCGCTGCCAATCTTGGTATTTTTTACGAGTATATTCAAAATAGAGATAGATTAATTGGTAATGATATTACTTTTAGGGTAATAGATGGTATATTATTTTTATATCCATATCCTAAAATGTCTCAACCAATAATTGTAGAGTATTCTAAAAATGTTTATTCAATACAAGACCCAGATAAAAATGCTATATCTACCTCTAACACTTGGGGAAACTATTGGATACAAAAGATGACTTTAGCTATTTGTAAAAATATGTTAGGTCTTATTAGAGGTAAATATTCAACAATAGCAGGTGCTACTGGTGACCAACAAACGCTTAATCACGCAGAATTATTATCTCAAGCTAAAGCTGAAATAGAGGCTCTTAAAGAAGAGTTAATAAGTCATCATAGCCACCAACAGTTCTACATTAATTGATAAGTGAGTGTTTTTTAATTATTTTAAGCTTTTTACATATATTAGTTAAAAATAAGTCCAAATTATTTTTTTCTGTATATGGGATTATTATTAATATAATTTTATTATCTTTACACCATTTATATTTATTTTTATCTCTTTCCTGTAAAGCTAAAAAATCTTGTTCTGTTTTTTGCCAATGAGGTTTTCTAATATAATGTTGCTCTCCATTATATTCAAATCCTATTTTATGTTCTTCGTTATATCCATCCAATTCATAATATTTACGATAATTATTTTCGTCATAATGAAATTGTTTTTTATTGAAAATTATATTTAATTTTTGTTCTAATAGCTGCTTAACGAACTTTTCTGTTTTTAATGTTGAACAGCTTGGACACCAATTATTTTTATTTTTTATATTATCCCAATTTGATTTCCAAATATGATGGTTAGAACATTCCCAAGACATTATAGTTTTAGCTTTTATATATTGCGTCGAGAGTAATTTACCTCCTTTTGAACTAGCATAATCTTGTAAATTAGCTAATATGGTTCTTTTTCCAGCGCAGGCTGGACACCAATCACCTCTACTTTTTATTTGTGCCCAAGCAGCTTTCCAAACATGTCCTTTACTACATTGCCATTCCATTAATGTACGATTATTTATATATGTAGAAGATATTAATTTTCCACCTTTAGAGATAGCATGAGTTTGTAATTCTTTTACCTCTGGTTTAGCTTTGCCATTACATACTGGACATCCTTGGTTTTTATCTTTTATATTATGCCAGATAGCTAGCCACTTATGCTTATTTTCACATTCCCATTCCATATGAGTGTGATTATTTTTATATGTAGTAGATATTAATATCCACCCTTTTTTAGCTGCGTATTGTTGTAAATCAACTATAGTTGTCTTAATTGACATTATAGAACTGCCCCTCCTCAAATGGTAAATAAACCACCAGTCCCGGCCAGGAGAAGGGCAGTTCTATATTTAATTATAAGTTTGAAATTAAGTTAATAGATTTAACTAATGAATTAAGTTTATATGAATTGAGGTGTGCTATTAGCGGTGAATTAACTCTCTCACAATTTCGTTGGACTACGACAAATTCCGATGATTTTGTCATTGGCAATCCTTCGGATACATCAACTAATACTAAATATTTAGTGTTCCAGACTACTACAACACCTGGATATGCTGCTAACCCACATTTATCTTTACAATGGAATAATACTTCTTCTGCCTGGAACTTCCATCTTAATGATTTATCTGGTTCTGGAGATATAAACTTATCTGGTGCTGTAAATACATATTCTAATAATACTTTCTATGGCACTAATTTATTTACACAAGCTACAACTACAAGTATTACTTATACTCCAGTATCATTAGCAACTGGTGGAAATACACAATTTGCTACTACAAAGTTTGTAACAGATGAGATAAATTATCTATTAGTACATCCAAACGGTTTAGCTGGAACAGACAGTTCTGGAAAAATACCATTAAGTTTAATGCCTGCTGGAGTAACTGGTTCTCTTAATTATCAAGGGACTTGGAATGCTGCTACTAATACACCAGCTTTAGCTTCTGGTGTAGGGACAAAAGGATATTATTATAAAGTATCAACAGCTGGTTCTACTAGTTTAGATGGTATTTCTAATTGGCTTGTAGGAGATGATGTTGTTTTTGATGGCACTACTTGGGATAAAATAAATGGTTCTGCTACTGAAGTTACTTCTGTTAATACCTTTACAGGAGCTGTGACATTAACAACAGCGAGTATACCAGAATCTGGGAGTTTATATTTTCTAAACTCTGATAGGCTTGGTGCTACTGTAATCTCATTTTATACTTATCCGTCATCTAATTTAGGCCCATTAGCTAATACAGATACTTTTTCAACTGCTTTAAGTAAAATACAATATCAACTCAATTCTGGAGTGTCTTCTTATAATAGTTTAACTACTGGATTAGGTGGCCAATCTATAGCTTCATATGTTACTGCCTATACTACATCTATAGCGACTAACTATGCTACAGCAAGTGAGTTTACAACATTAAATAGTCAAGTTTCTACTCTAACTGGTTCAGGCTCAATAACTTCTATATCAACTTATGTTTCTGGTGCTATAACAACAGCTGGTGCTGGATATGCTACAGCAAGTGAGTTTTCTACTTTAAATTCAACAGTTACTACATTAACAGGAACTGGTCCTGGTTCAATTCAATCAATAGCAGATGCTAGAATAAGTAATTGGCAAACAACATATGCTGATACTACATATGCTACGGCATCTACTGTTAGTGGATTAAGCTCAACTCTTACAACTTTAACTGGGAGTGGCGCTGGGTCTATTTCATCTACTGTAAATGCTGGTATTAATTCCGCATTTACTACATATGTTTCTAATAATGTAGCAATAGCTGATACTATTAATGCTCTTGGAACTACCCTAGGCATGCAAAACTCGTCTGTTGCTGTATCACAAACTTCTACAAACGGTTCTTCAGCAACATATGGTATAGTATTAGGAGCTGGTACACATGGTCAGGCAGGATTTGCGTTATCTGTTGGTGATCAATCTGCTGCTAGTGCTACCATTGCTATTGTTCCATACACAGGACAAGCTAATACAGTAATAATTTCTAATTTACCTGCCAATAGTAAACCAAATCAATCTTATACTGTTTCAGTACCCACTGGACATGCTGCTTATTTCTGGGCTGTTTCTGGTGGATACGTTGTAGGAAGCAATACATCTAACACAGTAACTTTTAACTGTGGTCCTGGTGGAACTATAACTATTGCTTGTA